GAAGTGGAATACTGTCAGTTTCAAAGTGTAGGTTGACCATCTGAATTCGTTGTTGGTTAGTCTGACTTTGGGTTCGGCTGTTAATGTTTCATCTGTGATTAATATTCCTGTATCAAGGAAACTGCAATCTTCAATATCGAACTCATAAGTACCATATAATCCATTAACAGTTTCATTCAATCGTATTCTGTCATTATGAGTGATATGATGTTTTAATAAACTAACAATTGAATTGAATTCGTTCATTGTTAGACTGTCACCGATTTCATAATAACTTGCATAGTTTTGATAGTCTTGTATGTCAGGATTATTGGGTTCGCCTATGAATGTGAACCAAGTTTCTGTTTCTTCTTTATGTGCGATTATGCACATATCATCAAGGATATTATCGTTTGGGTTGGTTCCGTTGATTTCTTCACAGTAAAACATTGGTACGATACGGTAAATTGTGGTGGTGATTTGTTCTATTTGGAATAGTTTGTTATCGTATTCGCCGTTAGTTTTATGTAAGATGTCGGATAGTTTGATTGTGAAGTTTGGAACTGTTAGTCCTTTGAAGTAATTGAACTCCGGATTACTTATATTGCTGTAATACATTGCTTATTCACCTCTGTTTATGTTCACATTTGTTTTGAATACGAAATCAACACCACTAACACTGTGACAGTATCCTTTATCTGATTGTAAAGTAATATTATCTTCAATCAAATCATAATAATATGATAAATCAATATGTGATTGATTATTCTGTGGGATTTCAAGGAATGATGTGATGTTGTTTTGTTGGAGTTCTGTGTGTGAGTGTCCGTTTATGATTGCTGTTTCTCCGCAGATGAATATGCAACCGTTGAATTCAATATCGTGATTGATTGTTGTGTCTGATGTGATGTTGAAATCGTTTCGGAGTAGTGTTGCATTTCCATCAGTAATATATAAGAAATACGGATAGTTTGGATTTGATATTTTACCGTTAACAGTACATTCAGTTACTTCAATGTCTCCGCCGTGTAGGATACACATATCATTATTATCGAACGAACATTTAGTTAAAGTGGTATCAAAGTCATTAGGGTCCTCTAATGAATGTAGTTCGATGTCACATTCGATACAGCTTCCAGTACCGGTGCAATCGGTGAATGTGCATTCATTCAACACTACTTTTGAGTTTGTTTTTTGATGGATTGCATTTATTCCATTTGTGAAGACTGTATTGTCGGCTTTTAATGTTCGTGTTTCTTTTAGTATTAATTGGTGTCCGTTTAAATCAAGTGTATGGTCATTGCCGATAATGTATACATCATTATTGATTGTTAATGGATTGAGTAGTGTGATGTCTGTTCCGAGTCTGCCTGTTCCACCAATACTAATGAAATCTTTAAATGCAATATAAGTATCAATTGTCTCATATTCTGCATTTAATGTTACAACTGTTGATGTAGTGTTGATTACTTCGTTTTCATCAACATCTACAGTAAATCGGATTTTACCATCTTTGGTTCGACTGGTTAAGTCTAAATCGAAGCAGTAATCATCGCTTACACTATCCCAGTAAACTGGTAAAATATCACCATTATATGTTACTGTAATAACTGGTTCATACTCTCCAATCATATCACCATTCGGCTTATAATCATCATCAACACCTAACAAAACTTTATTCGGCTTACCAACAATCACAGTATCCGTACAATCAAAACGGAAATCAGATTTAAGAAGATTAACAAGTAGATACCCTAAAATCTTATCTCCTCCCCCAGCATTATACTTAATTAAATTGTATCCTCTCTCAACACTCTGAGAAATTGAAACCCCCCCTCTCTTATAATAAGAATAGTAGATTTCAAAAGTTATTGGAGTCAACAACTGTTTCATAGTCAAACTTACATTATCAATAGCTAACATACCGTTCATACTGGTGAAGTTATCAAATTGAATATTCCCCATATACAAAATAATTTTACTAGGGTCGAAATTCGTACCAAAATAACACCCATCAGTTATACTGAATATTTGTTGTATAGTATAATAACTATCATCGTTTTTTATGACAGATATTCCTTTTGTCCATTGGGAATTGTAAACTTTAATATATATTGTACGAGCACTGCCGGAGGTTGTTTTTTTCACTTCGCAGAAGTCTATTTTTGTCCAGTCAAAATCCTCACCATTAGGACTAACACTAGTCAAATCCAATTCATACCAGTAGAAACCTTGATTACTGAATATTGTACCGTTCACATCTTCTAATGTTAAAAATGGCATACTATACCACCTCTGTTACATCGCAGACTTCCATATCAAACCGGAAAGTCCTACCTAAAACTACGATTTCACCAGTATCATCATCAACCATCGTTATTTGCCCCAATAATGCATTAAAATCAATCACTTCCCTTTCTTCTTCCGTAAAAAACATTCGTAATTGACTTAACAATTCTGCATCGGAAAACCAAGGCGAAATCATATCCACACCACCTCATTATCCAACACAAACTTCGAATTAAGTATCTTCTGTAAATCACTATCCGCCTCAGCCATAAAACCCCTACCATTAACATAAGGATTATCCGATGTTAAAGTGTTCTCTGTGGCATCGAAATCATCAACCAAAGCATACAAAGTAACCCCATAGATATTATCCAAATTACCAACAGTCAAGTATTCAAGTTTCTCAAAGACAATACGGTCACGATAACTGTCATCATCTTCACCCAACCGACGAGGCACACCATAATCACGACCATGACAATCCAACCAACTCCCAGTAGCAGTTTCAAGGAACAGTTCATCAAAAGGTTGAACAACACGGTCCATATACTCACCAACAGTACGGTCAAGTACCTTACGAACATCATTATCACTCTTTTGAAGTGCAGAATGTTCCGCTAACATATCAACCAACATATCCAAAAAATCAGACATAACTATACCTCAGTTTGAGTAAAAGTAACCGTACCTAATTTCAACACACCATTAGAGTCCGGCTCAAGAACAGTAATCTCCGAACCATCACTCTGAACACTAGTCACCTCAACAATATCCGGAAACACCGAAAACACACCAACAACATCCTCCTTACGAACAGACTGACCAATAACCAAACCCTCATATTCCAAACGGTCGAAAGCAGTACCATTGAAATAACCACTCAAAGCACCATTTAAATCATCCTCATCTTGTTCAGTAACAACATCCAAAGCAATATCCAAATCAACGGTTGTATATGTAGGTTTGTCAATTGTAAAGTTATGACCTAAAACAACATTATCTGACAGTGTTAATTCAGCCAATACATCAAGTAAAACACTATCAGGTGTTGGTTTTTCATAACCATTCACCAACACTTTTTTAGTGTAAGTAGCATCATCAACAAGTAAAACATCGTGAACACCACTAACATTCTCACATAAATTACGATACCAACCTAATGTGCCGAAACCATCAGCCTGAACATTAGCTAACAGTCTTGCACGGTAACTATCATCATCTTCATAATCCGCACCACCAACCATAGCCTCCGAATTATTCACAGAAACCAAATCAGTATCAACAACATTATCTGAAACAATAACAGTAATCTTATTCGCAGGTAAATTACCATCAATACCGCTTTCAAGACATTCAACATTCACATTCACACTTGTTTCACCCTCAAAAACAGTAGCATCAGCCAATGTAGTAAACTCAATAAAACCATCTTCATTTGATACAATAGTTCCAGCTGGAATGACATAATCAGACTCTTGCTCGGTAGCCAAAGTGAATGTAACTGTACCTATTGCATTTTCACCAGTCACTCTTGGCAAGTCGATGAATGGAAGTTCACCGATACGATCCAACCACATTCCATAACTTGTTTGTATGAATGCTATTCTTGTTGCTTCGTGTTGCTCTTCCAATAAGGCATATATTCCTACTGCAAAAGCTTCAAGTAGGTTTCTGATTTCTGAACCCTCATTGAAGTCAGTGATTGCAGTTTCACCTACTTCGAGTTTCATTTGGTAGTAGTTAATCATTTGGTTAACAATGTTTGACAGGTTAACCTCATCACCATTCGTATTATAAAAACTAACTTCGTTCAAAGGCATACTTTACTCCTCACTTCCTATAATTATTTCATCTGTTTCAATTTCAATCACACCAGTAGTAGACAACACAAGATTAAGTGGAATTGCTATATCAGTAGTAGGGTATAAAGTCAAATCTATACGAACACTACCAGAACTAGTATACTCCAAATCAACCTTAAAACTGGTTAATCTTGGTTCATCTTTCAACACATTCGTAATCTCCGACTTAATAAAACCGAGAGTATTGTCATTGGCTCTCCAACCCAAAAACGATTGAAGAATACTACCATACCCATAATAGAACCAATCCAGTTCATTTAATTCCGTGCTTAATCTGTTTGCTACTGCTTGACCTAAATTCTCATTATACTTCGACAACAACAGGTCACCATTAACAAAAGTCATACTGCTGTCAATATCAACACCTAAATCATACAAAATCTCATCAGCCATAAATTAATCACCAACTTGTAGTGGTTTCTGATGTTCCACCAGAACAACTGCCCCAATGACTTCCCCAACTTGCATTCTTCCTACCAGTATCCACAATTATACCTTTTCCATTCAAATACACCTTATTGAATTGATGGTTTGCACATTCACCACCGGCACAACAACTAAATCCATGTACATATGTACATTTCACTCCTAATGCTAAACAACCGGCACGGAACATTCTACTGTTATCAACACAGTTTCCGCCTCCGTGACTCATCTGCCATGCATAATCGTGTTGGTGGTTTGTATAGTAAATGTAATTGATGTGTGCATCCATCCATTTAAACCATGCTTTAACATTTTGTTCATCGGTATTTCCAACTTTACAAACTTCTTTAATCTTGTTAACGATAATTGATGGGATACTGTATTTTTTAACCCATTCTTCGTTGATTACACTTGTTTTGTTTGTTACTGCATTGCTTGTGTTTTTTGCTGAACTGGTAGTTTTACCATCATCAGATTTTGTTGTTGAGGTTGTGGTTTGTGTTGTAGCATCAGTATAAGCTTTCTCAAATGACTTATAAGCATCACTGTAAGTATTATAATTGCTCGCAAAGGCATTTAAGCCTAATTTCATTTCTGCTTTACCACCAGCATCAACACTAATATCAACCGATTCAATATACCATCGGTTCTCAACATACCCCTCCCAACGATTAACATTACTATTCAAAGCCTTAGCAATAACAGTCCAATTCAACAAATCAAACTCCGCCGGCAAATCAGTAAACAACCACTGATTAGTATGAACTTCCTTCAAAGCCGTATCACCCAACGGTAAAGTCAAATCCAACTTCAAATAGTCACGATTATGCTCAACAATCTTCTTCAAAGCCTCCGACTTCTTCAAATTATTATCCTGCTCCGCTTGAGAAGGCTCCTTCGACTTATTCTTATTAGTAGTAGTGGTTTTAGTGTCTTTTTTAGCGTCCGCCACTTAAAAAACCCCCCTTATTATAAAACTTCCAATCCTTAGTACACGCTTCCTTATTATAACCACCAGCAAGAAACTCCTCTGCCAATTGTTTAGCATCTTTACCATAACAAAACGGTATCGCATGATCCGTTAGGTATTGGGCGCAGTTTCGGATGTAAGGGTCTCCACCACTGAAACCATCATCATGAGCACGAGGCAAGTATGAATAGTATTTTCCGCCTTTACGAATATCACCAGCAGGAGGTCTAAGGAAACCAACAACAGTACGACTTCCTCTGTCTATCAATGGTTTACGGAAATAACTTGTATTAGCGGTTTCACGTAATGTTCCGGCACATACCCCTCCATAAATGGTGAACCATATTCCGTTTTTGACTTGTCCTGCTAGTGCGCAGCCTGGTCGGTGTTGGTAGTGTGCTTCACTGTATGCACGACCGTATACGTGGGTTTTCCATCCGGCTTTTTCTAGGTGTTTTGCTACGTTTTTCATGAAGTTGACGTCGGTTGTGTTTCCGTATATTCTGTCACTGTTTAGCCATACTTCTTTGTTTTTTGTGCCGTATGGGTTGTCTTTGTTAGTTGTAGTTGTTGTGGTGGTTTTTGTGGTGTTGGTTTTTGTACTGTTACTTGTGGTACTAGCAGCACTCGTAGTAGTAGTCTTTTGAGTAGGGTCACTAATACTCGTACTTACCCAACCAAAGAACATAGTCAAATCCAAAGCACCACTTTTTATATCATTTAAATTATATCCTTTACCCATAGAAGTGCCTGAACCAGAAATATAAGTACGTGTAATCGCATTAGTGGTACTGAACTTGTACTTCTGCTTCATCGCCGCCTCAGTAGTCAAATGCAAACCAGTCTTCTCCCAATCACTTTTACTAATAGGTTCAATCTGCAAAACCGCACGGTCATTAAACCAAACATCAAAAAAACCAAGACTACCAAAAACCAAATCACGAATAACTTCAATTATGGGTTTGTTACGAACAATAATTGTGGGTTTTTTCTTCATCGGATTCCCAGTATACTTATTTCCCTCATAAAGTGATTGGTCATATTCTGCTATTGATTTCAAACCACTCAAAACAGGCCCCCAAAATTTTCTAACACTATATGGATAACTTGCAGGGAGAGTTTTATAAGCTCCCTCAATTTCAAGTTGAGTCAAGAGAGAAACTAAAATATTATACAGATTTTGTAGTTTCCCATCACGTTTTAACTCTACGTTTACCATATACACTCTGCTCCAATCTTGACATTGATAATTATAGACCCCAGTTTCAGGGTCATAATCCACATCAAGTATTACCCCAGCAAAATTCTCATGATACTTACTTGAAATTAAAATGAAGTATCTTCCAGTGGTCAAGTCGATGTAATCCGGTGAACTGAATGTAGCAGTCTTGATACGATGGTCAGTTTCCTTAATCTGATACTTGGTGTAATTCAATTCCTTACCATTTTTATTCCAAGCCCCATAAAGTATTGTGAAACTTTGAGGGTCTGTGGCGGAGGGGGTGTTTTCGTGGATTATTCTTATTCTTCCAATTTTCTCTGGAATCGCCATACACTATCCCTTCTTCGTAGTAGTATTCTTATTCGAAGTCTTAGTAGCCGAATTCTTATTAGACGAACTACTTTTCGCAGATGAACTGCTTGAAGTCTTCACTGCAGTTTTCACCGCAGACGCAGCAACATTCGCAGCAGTCTTCCACGGAGTATTCAACTTACCAGTACTTGTAACAACAGTTTTACCAGCAGTCTGCACCGCAGTAGACTTAACAGTAACAGTCGCATACTGAGAATCCTTAGTACCTGCATTCACATTCACAATAGTGCCATATGTTTCATCAGTAGTAGTTGCTTTCTTAACTACATTCTCATGTGTTGTACCGGCAGATTTGGTTTCCACTTTCTTCGCAGTACCACACATCACTTGCCAAGTCTTATAATCAACACTATTACCATACTCATTTAAACCATAATCCTTACGATACTTCTTCTTGTAGGCTTTCACTGCTTCCCTTGTTGTTTTACCATACCAACTATCAATCGCTTCGGATTTCTTCACATTCTTCGCAAAACAACCCTCCAAATACAACAATTCCTGCATATACTTAACACAAGTAACAGTCTTCTTCTTCTCAGAATAAACCAAAGTCTTATAATCACACTTCTTCAGTTTGTCACGCCACTGAGTCTTACTATCAGTATTCTTATTCGATGAACTGGACTTCAACTTCTCCAAAGCCTTATCAATCACAGTAGTATTCTTATTAAACCTACCCAAAGTCACCTCACGATACAAAGTAAAAGTCAAATCCCACCAAACATAACCATCATTTCTTTCCTGTTTCCTATTTTTCTGTTCAGTAACTAACCATAATTCATTAGCAGGAATACCCACTGCATCAGTACGAATATAAAAAGGTTCAGCATTCCTAATCCAATAATCCAAAGCTGTTATCAGATTAGAAGAACCTTTATATTTTGATAGGTCAACTGGAGGGGTATAATCCAAAATAGAAATACTTGTTGGTAAAGGCTCCTGCACAGGTCTTGGAGTAGCATTGTTAACCACATCATCCTTATGCAACAAAACAGTAATGGTGAAACTATCGTTAACACCACTATTGTTTTTGAAAAGACTTTGACCTCCTGCCAAATCTATTTTGTTGAATTTGATGTCGGGACTGACTTTCACACCATCACTGAAAACAACTCTTAAAGGGATACTGTCAACAGTCATTGTCTGATAATCCGGATTTCTCGGTAAAATATTAAAAAAACTCATAAACAACCTCCAACAAGAGTATCAGTATCAAACTCATACCAAATCAAATCCAAAGCCAACACCTTATCCCTCAACTTATCAATATCAACAGAGGTAATCCCTTTCCGTTTACCATCTTTATAATACTGATATTCCCAGGTAAAACCTTGTTTACAATCATTTCGTTTCTTCTTATGAACCCTAAAATAATTAGTTTTATGTTCCATAGTGGAAGCAATCTTGATTTTATGTTCAATAGAATGCAATTTACCAGTATTATGAAGTTTATTATGTACAGTTTGCCTCATTAACTGCAAATTCAAAATACAATTATTCAAAGGATTTCCATCTATATGATGCACAAAATAACCATCAGGAATGTAACCATAGAAATCCTCAAAGATTAACCGATGAAGATATTTGTTATGATTACCCTCCTTTCGTGTTTTAATTTGATAATATCCCAAATTATTAATTTTGGCATTTCCAAATTTAGTTTTCAAGTCAAATACCTCCATAGATTAAACTGTTCTACCAGCAGTAGTATTATCGAAATACAATTGTCGAGTAATATAATCATAAATCTTCTCCATACGTTCATCATTATCCACAACAATATCACTAAAATAGAAATTATTCACCATACCAGCACCACCACTACTAGTAGATCCACCACTAACAAGTGATGCATTAGCAGTCAAATTGGGATTAAACTCATCAACAATATCCCCACCTAGAGTACCAATGTTACTGACAAGTTTCCTTCCCTCAATAGGTACTCGTCTTGCCATCTCGGAAACTTCCCAAACCATCATAGTTTGCATTGTACCTGGTGAATGAATACCAAGTGCATCAAGGAAGTTTTTAACTGCATTCACACCAGCTTCCCAAAACTTAGCAGGTAAAGTAGCCGCCCATTCATTTACTTTGTTTAATGCATTGGATAGTTCAGTTCCAAGTTTTGCAGGTATCTGTGCGATTTGATTTGCAAAGTTAGTTACTGATTTTGTTGCAGCGGATAGGAATTGTGATGCGATACTTCCTCCCCAACTGATGACTCGGCTAAGGAATGATGAGAGGTATGTGTACGCTCTGCTTGGTAATGTTGAAATCCATTGTACAAAACCATTGACGGCGTTCATAGCATTAGTCAACATTGTTTGGCTGAAATTCTGACCGAACCCTAATGCCTGTGCAATAATGTTTACGAAGATCATTGCAAGTTGTAGTGGTAAAGTTGAAATAAATAGCATTACTCCGAGTATAGCATCTATGATTTGATTACCAGTTAAGCTAACATTTTCAGGTATCAAACCACCTGCAGAGGTTATGTAATCAAACAATCCCTGAACTATACTAATAATATAATCAACTCCCCCACTTAGTGTAGAAGTGAAATTATTAATGCAGTCAATCAGGTAGTCTTGGCCTTCTCGCACCATATTCCAGAAATTATCCCAATACAGCTTTGCCTGATTATAAATATCCGTCAAAGTACCTATGATTATTCCAGGCAATGCTTGTAACGTGGCTGCAAGATTATCAACAGCTTCCCTAAACCAATCACAATTCTCATACAAGTAAATAAATGCAAGTCCTAATGCAATACCTAACAATATCGCAGCAGCAATCCAACCAATACTAAACCAACCGGCAATACCTTCAGCTATTTCAGTTGGAATCAATGCTTCATATACTCCTTTCAAAACACCATAAGCATCACCAAGATTTGCGATTGCCCCAGCAAAATCGCCAAACATTCCAATACCAGTAGTAGCAATAGCTCCAACCCCCATGACAGTTCCAATTGCACCTTGCACAGGTTCCGGCAATCCTTTAAACCCTTCAGTCAAAGCTTTAACAGCTTGAGTTCCAGCATCTAATGCAGGGATCATTGATGGAAGTATTGCTTGACCTACTGCTCCTTCCAAACCAGACATTGCATTCTCAGCTTTCTGTTTCATTGCCTCATAACTGTCACCATACATTTCATTTGCAGCCGCACCATCACCCATAGCAGTAGTAATGGCTTGCAATCTTTCTTCAGGGGATAGTTGACTGAATGCATCTGAGAGTTCATCAACACTAACCCCTATAGCATTTGCAAGGTCTTCTGCGGACAACCCCAAAGATTTTAACATCTTGGTTGATGCAGAACCTGTCAATACCATAGTCTGCATTTTAGCTTCCATTGACTCAATACTACTGTTAGTTTGATATGCTTTTCCAGATAATGATTCAAAACTCTCAGCTAATAAGTCTGCATTGGTAACTCCAGCGATTCCCATTTGGTTGAAGTATTCACGGATAACCCCTGCGCCTCTACTTGTTTCAGCATTAACTTCACTAACTTTCTCTTTGAGGACATCCATTGTTAAGTTGGTTCCTTCAAAAGTTAGTTGCACTCGGTTCCAGCTGTTGTTGACGTTATCAGCAACAGTAGCCATATGTTCAATTTCAGCAGTAGCCACCAAACCCAGAATGGTGGTTTTAATATTGTTAAGAGAGTTATCAGTTTCTTCAAGATTTTCATTAGTTCTTTCGAGACTACTATTATCCACATTGACTGATACTTCTTTGTCATTAATCTCGTCTAACTTGTCTCCAAGTTCAGTAGCTTTATCAGTAGCATCTTCAACACTAGCATCATCAACATCAATAGAAGGATCTGCATCATCAACATCATCCAAACCATCAGTCAAATCATCAGCTTTATCAGCAGCATCTTCAATATCCCCATCGTCAACACTAACAGTAATTTCACTTTTATCTTGAATGTCATCCAACGATTCACTAAAATCGTTTAAAGGTTCAATATCTGCTTCCGTTACAACTTTTACTTTAATTTCTTTTTCCGCCATTCCTATAAACTCCCATTCTTAAAAAAAGAATATTTTTTAAACTACTGCGAAGGCTTTATTCTTGATTTTCCATTCTAAAACAATCTTATTAATAATAATACAAGCGTTCTTTTGCAAAGGAGTCATCTCTGAAATGTTTCCACCACAAATAAGATACCCTAGTAAAGCACTTATTGTCAAATGACTTAACTTGCCTTTATTAATATCTAAAACCCCATCATCTCACGTATTAGCTCATCATTTCTTTCCTTATCCTGTCTGATACCTGAAACTTCACAAATCTTTTCACATAATTTGTTGACTACCCCCGCAGGTAATTTTTCAATAAAGTCCTCCGGATATAATTCACCGGTTTTTTTGCATAATCCTAATTTAACGATTTCTGTATTAACATCACTGCTTTTGTCTTTTAAACCAATTTGAGTAGCGTTGCTTAATTCTGCACTTTTTAATGGTTTAATCATAACTCCATATTTTTTATAAGTCAATTCCCCATCTTTGTAGATTGGAAATTCAACTTCTACAGGAATTCTTGCATCAGCACCATCAACAATAAGACGTTCTAAATCAAAAACTTCATCTTCTTCGCTTAAATTCTTTAATTCTTCTTCACGTAATTTGTCAATATCTATCATAGTAATTCACTCCATCAATTTTTGATGATCATAAAAAAAAAATAAGCTTCAAAAAAAACAAAATGGTCTGCTTTAAAAAAAATAAAAAATAGTAATTTGAAATAAAAAAAAGAAAAAAACATAGGAGATTAAACTTTAATCTCCGTTGTATACTTCAACGATTTCCTCCATTGATTCACAGAGGAAAGTTAAGTTTTGAGCACTGAACTCTTCAGGTTTCATCTCATAATCCCTACCATCAAGTATGCAACCATGGAAATGTTTTGTTATCATGTATGGTGCTGCATTCTTGTAACGGATAATCTCAAAAGTACTGATGTCTCTTTTTTGAGATAACATTGTTTGTAGGACTGCGGATAATCTTTTGTATGCTCCCATTCCTTCAAATACGATACGGTCAATTTCCAATTTGTAGGATATGTTTTCTGCTCCCATTGTAATGGTTTCATCAAAGCAGACTACACTGTCTGCGTTGGATTTGTCAATGGATTCTTTTACGCCTTGACCGTGTACAAGGGTTTGACCTGCAATTACGATTTCTCTATTTGCCATTTTATTGCACCTCCACGGTGATATAGACATCAATTTCAGTTATGATACCATCGAACAAGAGACTGGTTATGTTGATGTCGACGCAATCAGCATTTTTCTTTGTAACGGTATATTTGATGTCTTTGCACAAGTCTAATGAGTTGACGCATTCGTTTTTAACACGTGCTAACTCTTGTTTAATCTCATTTAGTGTTGCGGTACGGTTTCTTTCACCAAGGAATTGATGTAATGACATTTGTTTCACTACATAATCTCTTACACGATTAACGTACAAGTCAAAACCGTTAGGTTGTTCACTGTTTACTACGATATGTCTTCCAATACTACGGTTTGCACATTTCACGGTAGTGATTCCAGCTTCAAGTAATGCTTTTCCTGCACCACCAGTCTCAAAAGATAATTCTGGGCGGACAGCAGTAACATACGGTACAGTCTTCATAGTCATAGTACTACCAACAGACATTCCTGCAAGCAAACCACAGTAATATGCTGCTGAATTAAGAATGCTTCTAACACTACCATTAATAGTGAATTGTTGAGTAATCAAACCATAGCAGTGGTCCCCAGCCAAAGCGGCGGTGGCAATATTGTCGGCATCGGTTGAACCTCCAAGTGCTGCGACATATCCGGCAGGATATTTCATTTCAAAAGTAGCATCAAGATATGCATCGACAATAGCAATGAATGCGTCAGTCATTGTTGCAGCCACAAAGAGAATATCCCAGTCTTCACCTTTGATTTTTGCTAATGCTGCTGCCAAGTTTTCAGCAGTAACTGCTTTACTTGCCACAGGTGTTGAATCATCACTCCAAGTTGTAATATTCACTGCAAGTACACTAGTTGCTCCAGATTGGAACAGGAAAGGTAAACATTTGCAACCATCAAAACCATCAGTGTCTTTCAATGCAGCCTGAGCATCAGTTAAATTAGTAAACAATTGAGGGTTATTGTTAGTACTGTCAAAAGCACCAATCACTGCAATTTTACCCGCTTCACCTGTACCATTATTGTTAGCAACTTTACGTTGATATACTTTAATTTTAGGTATTTTAGCGGTCATATTATTTCATCGCTCCAAATTCTTTCATTTGTTTAGTTAAATCATTTTGATTTTTAATTTTAGAAGTATCCATCACCTTAACAAATGCATTTTTATACCATTCCGGTTTAGGACATTCTTTTAAAGCCTTATCCAAATCAAAATCGTTTTTGGTTGGCTTTTTTTCTTCCTTTTTGGTTTCTTCTTTTTTCGCCATAATTATCACTCAATATCGATTTCAATATCATCATCATCCAATCTAACACAACTGTAATCATCATCTTCAGGATTTTTGGATTCATCCTCACGCAATTGAACAAGCAAATGCAACCCTTTCAATGTGTAGTTGCTTCCGTATTCGTATGTGACGTTGCGGAAAGTGATTTGTCTTTGCAGACATTCCTCATTCTTCCTCAGAACATATTTGATATGCTTGACAACAGTACGCAGAAAACGAGACCCTTCAAGGTAATCAGTATCCTTTGTCTTAACGAAGATATTCACTACTGCTCTGTAATAGATAGTGTCGAATGCTTCCTGTAATGGTTGTAAATCCACATTTGCAATGTAGATTGTATCATCTTCTTGTGCAGGAACACTCCTATCAATGAACTTGACATTACATTTGCTGATGAATGTGTCGTCGGATTCTTTGAGGATATTGTAGATGAGAATATCGCTGGTCATGTCAGTATCTTCATTATTCATTGAAAAAACACCTCCAAAGTTCATAAGCTCTCCCAAATCGATTCAATATCATAAATTGTATCCTCAATACTTGGTTCAACGAATGGGTCTGCCTTGACACTTGAACTGCGTCTTGCAAATACTGGTTTGCTGAAGTCTCCTCCTTCGAACCATCTCAGGACTTTGGCATCAACTGGATAGACTTCACGTCTGCCCGTCTCAATAGCCAACGGATATGGAAATCCATCAACACTTGATGCTGTGTTTCCTACAAGATAATCATCACCATCTTCAGTAATATCAACACTTTCAGCCATCATTCCGGAGACATGATGTTTACTGCTGATAATCATTTCCTGATTAGATTGCAATGCTTCCGCAACAGCTTCTGCTAAAGGTTCTTTCAGATTGGTGAGAGTTTCTTTAGTTTCTTCCAGTTCTTCAGCAAGTCCAATTTCAGATAAAATTTCATCTGATTGAATTACTGACAAAGCATTGTCAAGTTCAGAGGTATCAAGTTCAACATGAACTCTTGTTGTAATTTCTGGAATAAACATGAAAATCACATAATCCAAATATTATCATCAGTAGTTTCAGTTTCTTCTTTGAAACTAGAAATTCCAACAACCCTCTGATTAATAAACTGATTCAAGGTTTTCAATGCAGCCTTATACAGTAAACCACCATACGATTGAATGTAAGTATCTTCCATGTCCTCATTGTTGACACGGATATTGTACTTGTTCCATAGGTTGCTTGCAGCCCATTTGCAGACTCCACGAATGAACACTCTTGCTTCAACAGGAGTTAAGTCATCAATGTTCAAACGGTTAGTATGCATGTAGGATTGGTCAAGTGCTTCTTCGTAGAATAGTTTGCATTCAGCGTCTGTGATTTTCTTGTTCGGCTTTTCTGCTGCCTCCTCTGAAGTCATGAAAGGGTCAACATAATTATTAGTTGTGGTTTCTTCTGTTGTTTCCTCAGTTTCGATTGTTTCATCAACAACCTCATCAATTACTGGTTCAGGAATATCAACAACAACCCAACCATCCAAATTACCAACAATCATGTTCCGAACATCATCAGAATAAGTAACATCATTCAAAAAACATCACCTTCCATTAAAAAAAAATAAAATATAAAGATGGAAAAAATAGGAATTAAAATTCCACCTTTATCCACCAGCAGCTACTAAACTAATTGTGAAACTCTTATGGTTGCTACGGAACTGCAAAGTCTCAGTCTTAGTAGTGTAACCTTCAGCACTAACCTCAGCACTATAATCATCATAAGTCATACTTGTGAAAGTACATTGACCATTGCTGTCGGTTGTCTTTGTGACAGATCCAATTTTAACACTTGCACCTTCAATTGCAGTAGGTGTATCATCACCATCATCAACTGTAATTGTGATAGTGTCTACAATTTCAAGTTCAACTGTGAAACTTGTGTGTGTTTCATCAACATTGATAGTTGTTGTTTTATCAGCATAACCTGTCTTAGTAACTGTTACAGTTTGACTTCCTTCGTATACTGATTCGAAAGAAGCATCACCGTTTTCATCTGTGGTTTCTTCATCATCACCGATGGTTACTGTAGCTCCGCTGATTGGATTATCGCCATCGCTAACATTAACGGTTATGTCAGCAATTTTAGGCTTTGGGAGTGTAATCAACAGTAGCGTATAATACGTCTTCAGCGAAGATGATACCAACATCAAACATCCAGTCGACAGAAGTGATGTATGCTTTGGAAAGCAAGTTGTATTCAGCTTCGGATTCTGCTTCCATGACTGGACCATAAGCGATTGAATCTGGGTTTGCGATGATTACTACATCAGTGTAGCTGTTGACTGGGTTGTCAAGCACATCCAATGGGATTACTTCAAGTCCTCTGAACATCATGTTTCCTTCATCGTTGAAGAGCAATCTGTCGCCACCATCAGTTTCACGTTTACTTGCTTCTGCAATCATTTTCGCAGACATTTCAGATGAAACGAAGATTTTAGCGAGTTTCCTTTTACCTTTCTGTTTGACGTATGCGTTGAGCATGTCATCGATTTGAGGCAAGATGTCGTAGCCGGTTCCTGCGTTGATGTTGGCCCATGCTGGAGTGTGTCCGTCAGAGGTGTCATCATAGTAACCGTATCTTCCAAGAGCATATCCTGCTTTCAATGCATGGGTGGAAGTGTCGACGGATGCGGTTGCGATTTCATCTAATTGTGCGAGGATACCTTTCAAGTTGTGGTAACCTGCAGCATCTGCTCCGGTAGCTTTACCGAACACTGCAACCTGTTCTGCACTGAATGCACATGCAGGTGCAAGCAAGGATTCGTATTTAGCGATGAATCCTTCTTTTTCAATGTTGGTTTTCAAGAACACTTTTGAGATTTTAGTGTATGCAGTGAATGCATGTGCGACCAAAGTCTTTTTCAAGATTGTAGGAGTAGTTTCAGTCAATGAGGTGATAGGGTCAACCTGTGAACCTACAACGCTGGACAATTTCTCCATACTCATTAAGTTTGGTCTTACACGGAGGGATTGGATGTCTTGGGTTTCACCTTCCATTTCGACATATCTTAAAAGTCCTAATAATTCAGATTCCTCTTCGATACGTGCAATGAACTCGCTTGCTTGACCAGCCATTACACCATCTGTTGCAGCTCCACCGGATTGTAATGCTTTTTCCCATTTGATTACAACCGGTCTGCTTGCGTCAATATCAGCTTTTGTTATCATAGTTATTTCAGCTCCTTTTTGGTTTGATTTTGGGTAAATATAAAATTCGGTTTATTTTCTAATCTTTTTGCCAGTACGTGGGTCTCTTCCGCTCATTTCATAGTAGTTGGTGGTCTGCATGGTTGCAGGCTCTTCAATCACTACTTTTTCGGATTTGGTGATTTTTGGAGTGTCCTCATCGACAGGTTCGTCTTCGATGGTTTCCTCTTCAACCACTTCCTCTTCTTCAGCGGTGAGTTTAGCAATTGCCTCTTCTAGTTTGGCAACTCTTTCCTCAAGACTAACTTCTTCGGTCTCTTCAGCTTCCTCTTCAGCAGGTTCGATTTCTTCAGCCTTTTCTATTTCGGCTGGTTCTTCTTCATCTGCTTTGGATTCGGCTTCTTCATCTTCAGTTGTATCTTCTTTTTCTACAACTGGTTCTTCTTCAGCAGCTTCTTCTTCAACTGGTTCTTCAGTTGGAGTTTCAACTGCTTCCTCTTCGGCCTTGTCATCCTCTTTATCAATAGCAGGTTCTTCTTCTACAGGAGCTTCTGCTTCTTTAATCAAGGATTTAAGACCATTTAAGAATTCTTTGAAGTCCATTATTTTTCCTCCATTTTCTTCTTCAAATTCAACATCCTTGCTTTTCAGAATATAGGCATCATAGTCCATGACATGCAAAGGATAGCCATTGGCACCGCTTTCAACAAAACTAATCCATTTTGGGATTACACATTCAGCATCGGCAACATCCTTGTATCTGATTGTGCCATGAAGATTTGCCTGACATCTTTCAGCAATTCTGTTCGAGAGGCTCAAGCCCCTTAGTTCGCCTGTCAACAATTTTTCCTGTATTTCAGGATTGTCGACTCTGATTACACAATTCCAGCTTCCAGGTGGAACGATTAAATTTCCTATCCTTTCATCAGCAATGGAAATATAATTTTCAAGCAATGACACTTCCGGAATGGCAAGGTCATTATGCAAAACTTCAAAATTATCCTGATTGTTAAAACTCGTAAAAATTTTCTTTATATCTTCAGAATACAACGTGTCTCCCTGACTGTCAGTTATGCCATTGGGTATGACACAGCCTTTGACGTATAAGGCACGTTGCTTGCAAAGCAAGGGCATAATAACACGCTCCTTTCAAATTGAGTTAAAAATAAAAATGATTGATAGCGTTCGCTAACATAGTGAAAACTTTAAAAAAATTTGATAATGGTTTAAATTGGTCCAAATCTAAAAAAAATAAGGTTAAGCTTGGTTTACTTCATAACTACAACCGCAATTACAGATGTTACTGCAGTTATTATGGTCATTGTCAATATCCCCAGGGAATAATAAATAATCCACATCTCCGGTGACTTCATTAGTGACTTCGAATTTGCTTGTTAAATCAACTGTCTCTCCATCCATGTCTGCATGTCTTGTCTTTTCTAATGTGGACCAAATCCAAGTCTTTGACTCATTGACTCTGTCATAGCCTTCACGGTCTGCTTGCTTGTTTTCCATAATTGCAGTTTCATAATCCAACCGATTAGTCTTATATCGTTCCAAGTCACGTGACAACTGATTCAATTCTTTATATGAATATTCTTTGTTGTATGATGCTCCACGTTCAAGGTTCTTTTCCAACCAACGTTGCCTTTTAGACGGAGGTAACTCTTTACCTTTGACTATACATCTTTCAAGCACTTCTTTCCGTGAAGTCTGTTGTGGAAGTTTTTCAATCAAAGCTTCATACTTTTTGATGTCAACATTAGCCTGCTCCAACACATTACCAACATAATCCAAATTCTTAACAACCCGTTCAGCCTCAATTTTTGTTAATGTGCCTTGAACATTGTTAATGACCTTTGCAGCTTCAAGTTCCGTTTGAGGATTCCTTGTAACAACACTATGCTTAAGTATTCTCTGCAAATCTTTAGCAGTAGCAATTCGGTTATGTGCTGCTATTTCCGCAGCAATAACTTCTTTGGTGAACGGATCATAAACTTCATCAGGGATTTCATTATCATAATTGAGTATGTATTTGTCAACAAGTCTGTTGTTGACGAATTGGATTCTGGTTTGTAAACGACGTTGGCCTTTTTGGATGACTGCAATTCTTTTGTTGGCAAGGTAATTTTTGAGATTATGCTTATGAGCAATCCTCATAACTTTTACACCTCTCCCAATTGTGCCTCAATAGCTTCAATAGTTGCAATGTCATCTTCAGACAAGCCAGGTTCCAATTCTGGTATTTTACGATAGTTCCATATGTCGCTGTTGACTGTGAAATCGTAATCTTCCAAGTTGATGATATTCAAGTATTCAGATAATGCTTCAATTAATTGTCTTAATGTCAATGCTCCATCATCCCATGCTTTACTTATAAGATTGACTTCAATTTCTCTCCTGTCACTGAATATTGGAGTAGTCATCTCAACATTAACATCTAATCCATAAAGGTCTGCGATGAGTTCTTTAATCCATGTCTTGAATGGCTTTTGTTCGTTTTTAAGATTTAATGTGTATATTTCCCATAGGCTTTTGGTTTTGTCACTGTTCATTGATTCCTTATCAGTATTAATCATCATACGAATCAATGGAATGTTATAATCATTAAGTACTGCTTGTTGGCATTTGTCTCCAAGTTCGGACAGATATGATTGGTTGCTGTTTGCCAAACTGACATAATCCAATTTAACTGGTCTGTTGGATTCAGTGAATATTACAGCAGTTCCACTATTCGCTGATTGAAGTTCTTTTGATATGATTTCTTCACGTGAAGGCATAGCTATTGGATTGCCGTTTTCATCATATTGGATTGGCTGTGCAATCTGCGATTCAAGATTAATATTCAAAACACCACTGCTGATGTTACCGTTTGACACTGTCTTGTAATCGTTTTCGGATATTGCAATCTCAGTCAGTATTTCATTGTAGTCCTGACTCCATCTTGGCAAACCGAAGAACTGATAGATGTTGTCTCCACCCATAAGTGAGGCATAGCTTAGTTTCTGACCATTGTAGAACATGAAGTCTTCAGGATACTCTTCACCCATGATTTTGAAGAACTTGACTTTGCTGTTGATTTGCTGTTTGAGCAGATAAACATCCTGACCTTTGATTTGTATCCTGATTATTTTGCAAGTGTGGATTGGGATCTGTTTTAATGAAAATCTTGTATTGTTCCAGACATATTCCATTGCGGCCCATGCAGCATAATTGTAGTCTACTGCAAAATTGTACAGTTCATCTATATTGTCATTGAGATAATCGTTGATTTTATTGACCCTATTGATTTCGTGTTCGTCAGGTTCATCGAGAGTGTTGAGTGTTAGTGTGATTTCATTGTATATCACATCTGCAGCGAGTATTCTTGATGACTTTGCCACGTGTGATGAATGCTCAAAGACATACAAGCAATCTTGCATTGGTATTGGCGGATGGAGTTCAATTGAATTTTCCGCAGTATCCTTGTTGGTTGATTGGAATGCATTTTTGTTCTTCAGGCTGTCAGCTATGCTTTTTTGAACTCTTAATAGTTCACTGTCTACTGGTTTTCCTCGTATAATCATGATATTAAGCTCCTATTCTTGTTCCAACAGTAATCTTTGTTTGATTTCCTAAAACATCAGTATGAAGATAATTTCTTGCCAAACTTGCACTGTCAACAAGGTTTGGACTTGCTCCAGTTCCATCCGGAGACAATTGTATGGACTCGTCAATAAAGTCATGAATAAAATCAGCGTTCTCGTTAAGTTTTGTGTTGCCGTATCGTATGCTATGCATTAAAGGTCTTGCTCTTTGATATTTACTTCCAGACGGCTTTTTAAGTACTACTGGAATACTATATCCATATTCTGCAATCAGGTTTTCGAAATATTTCTTTGCATATTCCGGACTTCCTCCACCTTCCTGTTCAATGACAATCAAGCTTGACTGAGGAAACTGTGGATTTGGATTATGTTTGACTATGAAATTTATCAATAGTGATTCAGGATTGTGAGACTGTGTCTGGTCAAAGTCTTTGATATATTCCATACCGTTTTGCAGATAATCATAGCAGACAATAGCAAACTTGTCTTTCCCTTTACCTGCAAGGTCAATGCCAATCAGTTCATAATGTACTGGAGTAGTTAATGTGGTTAATTGTGCTTCAGCATCTTTTCGGTTAAGCAAGTCCCCAACACTTGGTTTGTACTTCCAGTCCCCTTTCATCTGATATTGTTGATCAATATAATCAAGTTCTTTAAGGGCGTCTTCATAAGTGTCATTGTCAATATATGGGTTGTCTTTGTAACCCATCTCAACATAAGGCAAATCCCCGTCAATGTATTTCTCGACAAGGTAGTCTGTTGATTCTCCTCCAGGGTTACTTGCATTCCCAAACCTTAAAGGAATCCAGTCATCAGCTTTTTTTCTTAAGGACCTATAGAGGAATCTCAATACTGATTCGTTAAGTTCAGAAGCTTCATCGTTCAAGATTGTATGGTATGATTCCCCTTTCACATCTTGCTTATGAGATTCATCGTTGAATGCCTTGAAATGTATCTCGGCACCACTTGGAAATATTATACGAATTAAACCAGATTCACGTGACTTAACACCAGGAATGCTTTTCAGCATATCAAAGACACTTCCGGTTCCAACAAGTTCACGATAGTTCTTCCTTGTCACCAAACAACGATAATTTGAGAATTCAACAAACTGCAAAGCCAATGCTGCTAACAGTTTTGTCTTTCCACCACCACCCGGGCCACCAGTCAGGAACTCATTTATTCCATCTTGTTTGTGACAAGATGTCAATGCGACAAATGCTTGCTTATCATATAATTCAAAATCGATGAATGGATTATCAAGGATAGTCAACTCATAATTAAGCCAATCCCATTCATTAAATTCAGTCATAATCCATCGTGTCCATTCGAGCTTTAAGTTCAGCCAGCATTTCAGCTTTGACTTCAGCATTGGAAATCTTCTGATTGATATCAGCTTCAGCAGATATGTCCGCATCTAAAGTAGTACTGTTGATATTTCGTTTAGGAGGGATTCCCCCAAATCGGATTTTATAAAGATTGTCCAATGCCATACCGTAAGTTTCTTCACTTGCAGATTCAGCATAAACCTTCTTGTTGATAGGGATTTCTTTATTGCAATGAAGTTCATTGAAACTTGAATGATGTTTGTCAATCTTTCTCATCATTCTTTTCAATTCCTTAGATTCCCATTTTTCAATGCTTTTCCGTTTGGCTTTTTCGTGGATTTCTGTGTAATATTCGTCATGGGCTTCTTCACGCATTGCCCAGTCATATTTGCATGAGTAATTGTATAGTGTGCTTTCACGAAGTTGAGTTTTGGAATTGTTTTTAGCTCTATCTTCATTTATTGTTCTGCACAATTCTCTTATGCTTCTTGGAAAAGTTAAATCAAGGTATTGTTGGAAGTATTTTAATGATGCTTTCGGTTCCAATCCATATTTTGGGCTTTCATATCTTTGTGTCCATAATGAAGTGTCAGAAACCATTTTAAACACCTTTTTAATAAATTATAAAAAATAACATTGTTATATTTAGTTCTCTCTATGAATGAATGAATTTTATTTAATTACATTGAAAAAAACATTAATCATAATTGTAATGATAGTTAATACGATTCCCCAATAGGCTATCTTTCTCATTGTTGAATTGTGGTCATCGTCTCTTCTCTGTTTTTGAAGTTCCAGTTCTGTTTCAATTGCTTTCAATCGTATCTCCAAATCCTTATCACTATCATTAGACTTCAATATTAATTGATTAATATTATCATTCATTTTGTCCAGTTTCTCGTTCATCTTTTCAAGCTTCTGGTCTAGGTCATCTATCCTTTTGTCTTTGTAATCTGCCCTGGTCTTCAATGATTGTATATCAGTACTGTGTGATTGTATGAGGTCTTCGTGCATGCAGTCATAGTTAACAGCCATTATCAT